AAACTACGAGCACCATTTGAAAAAGGGTTCTTTTAGCCTGACAGCGCGTATATGAGCAAAACTCGTATTATATGACCTAGGGTATTAGCAGACAAAAAAAAGCCCCCTAAACGATCTAGGGGGCTTCTAAAGGGGTTTTTTATTGGTCTTGAATTAAGACTTTAATGCCTCGGCTTTCGATATGTGAGATTGCCTCGATATACATATTATCGGCATAAGCCCCGTCATACCTTGGATCGGTTCCGTCTAAATATTGATCCTCATCAAATCCAAACAATTCCGCTGTCGATATGACCTCACCAAAACAAGCATCGTCATCAGTTATTAATAAAATTTTCATTTTAAAATGCCCCGTTTAGTGCGTCGTAATTTTCGATCCCGGCGCACTTACATAACATTAAAAGTTTTTCCAATATTTCCCGGCGTACTTCCATTAATCCCGGCGGCATATATCCCAGTGTTTCATGTATCGTTATTATCGCTTTCATGATTTTAAATGCGGGTTTGTTATCGATTACCCGCGCTAGATGTAAGACTGATAAATTATGCGCGTTAAAATGGGTATGGTATTCGATTTCTCGAATATCGGATTCAGGAAACATTTTAGTCTTCGATAAATTGGCATAATGATAATTATCGTTAACTGGTATATCGAGCGGATCGGCTATATATCCATTATTGTTTGTAATGCTCATATTGCTACCCCCGTTTCGTTAAATGTTCGAATGATGCTGGAGTAATCAATTTGAGCGCGTTTTGCTATATAAAGCGCTTGAGAGCGATTCAGAGAAACCCCGTAGTAATATTCGGTGTAGTGCATGGCAGGATATACAAATGATTCCATATCCGTTGAAACGGCGTTATTGGTACCATTTGCGGCGCCCCTTGCGACGTTATACGCAATATCGTCTATTTCATTCTCTTTCAAATATCTGTGTACTAACATTATATTTACCTCGTTTAATATGCTATTGCCTAGCACGTGACTATGAGTCGATAAAACTCATAACAAAAGCCCCTTATGAAAGGGGCTTTCATTATTTGCTTTAAACACTCTCCCGGCGTTTCCTATTTAAAAATCCAATCCATACTGGTGCGGGTTCTTTTATTAAATAAGTGTTGACTACATAACCCCCGTAAACACTTCTTTCGATTTCGTATTTCATGGTTTTAAATGGCAAGGGGTTCTCATTAATTGCGCATTGAGCGAAAAATAAAGACTCAAATTTTTCTGGAAATCCTTGTTGAAAGTTATAATCTGACATTGTGTATTACCTCGTAGTTATGCGGCTATTGCTTCGCCGCTGGTTTTAAAATCATCTTGTTGTTGGTCGCAGTAATCTAAGCTAGCTTGTGCAAGCGCTGCCGCTTTCAGAATAGCGCTAGGGCCATTCTTTTCCGTTTTAATAGCTTTTAACCAGCCTTGAATGTATGCGGCATGATCTTCACGGGGTTCGACTTCAATATTGTGTTTCTGACAATGAAACGCGGCGCCTAATTCTGCAACTAATTCTTCAAACGCGTATTTCGGATCTCCAAACCAGCCCCGCATGTCCCGGTTTAATCGTTTCTTATGCCCGGTGCTATGGGTTAACTCGTGAAATAGAGTGGAGTAATAACAGATAGTTGCAGGGTTATCTTTTGTATCTTCAAATTCGCCTCTCAGCGGCATTGTGATCTGATCTAATGTTGGACTATAGCAAGCCCGTCCGCCGGGTTTGTTTGCTATTGGTACGCCGACGGCGTTAATGTATTTATCGATTTACGGTATAACTTTTGTCTTGTCGTTTGTTGTCATAGTTGCGTCAAGCGCTTCGCATTCTTCAACTATTTTCTGCGGGGGTATAACTTGCGTTATGTTGTATACGTTAAAATACTTCAAGAATAGAATAGTAAACGTTTCTTCCTTTTTCGTTTCTTTATTTTCCCGGGTAACTTTCATTGGTTCAAAATATACGATGGGGTAACTATCCGTTACATTGGTTTCTTCTAACCATGTAGCACCAGCGCGTTTCCATTGTTTCCATGTTGCGTAATAGGGACTATTACCAGTTAATGACAGATTAAGGTTATTAATACCCTTGTAAACTGTTCCGGTTATTGGATTACGTGGCGCAATGGAATTGCCAAAAGGCTTTAACCATTTCGGGTTCGATTCCATTTGTTTAATGATTTTAGCGGTAACTCGTTCTTGAATTTCCGCATTAATTTCGGCGCGTGTCTTTTTGCGTTTTGTCATTGTGTGTATTCCTCGTAGTTATGTTGCTTGCCATTGCCTAGGCAAGTGATACATATATTAATATGAGTAAAACTCATATTCAAGACTATCGGCGTCTATTGCTTATAATTAAGTAAATACGACCATTAAACGCACTTTTTTTCTCAAATACTATATGTAGTAGTTAGCAACTCTGGGCTCGAACGAAACCCCGCAACATATTGTACTGTCTTAATAAATATCAATCATTTCAACGGGTTATCGGCGGTGCTTCCGGGTTATATACCCGGAACAATGGCATTAAACCAGTTAAAACCCGCATGAACCGGGGCTTTTAGCCCCCCGGGGGGGCCAATCGCCGCCAAAAAATATATATGTACCCTCTCAGACTTGCTAAAGCAAAATTGGGTTTCACGTGGAACCTCTACTCATAAAGTATGAGTAATGCTATTATGATTAAATGAGCGAAAATGTACGTGAGTTAGTCAAAAGAAAGACGCGCAAACAGAAGCCAAAAGCCGATGATGTGATACCTAGTGCGCCACGGGGAAAGAGAAGAGGACGACCGCCAGGACAATACGCCACTCAGTTAGCTTTACAAGAGATGATGTACACCCATCCTGACAAGGAAGCAGTAATTCAAGAGTTATTTACTGCGGCATTAGACCAAGATCACAAAAATTCGGCTCCTGCGTTAAAGATTTTGACTGATCGACTTGTTCCGGTTTCTGGATTCGAAAAGTTGCGCGGCACAAACAACATACAAATCAATATTTCCACTATTGGCGAAGCTGATATAAGCGAAAAAATAATAGAGGGCGAAGAAATTGCAACGATTGAAGAGGATGTTGACTGAGCATGAGGGTAAACGAAACCACGTTTATCAAATTGATGGTAAATGGCATTTGGGAATTGGCCGAAACGTAGATGCTGATGGGGGTCTTGGTCTAACAGACGATGAATGCGCTTATCTGCTTGATAACGACATCGTTTTGTATATGCGCGAGGTCGCTAATGCGTTCCCTTGGTACAACCAAATGGACGAAACTCGTCAAGATGTGCTTGTAATGATGGCTTTTAATTTGGGATTGCCAAGGTTAAGGGGTTTTAAGCTCGCGCTGGCTAGTATGGAGGCTGGTGATTACGAAGAAAGCGCCAGGCAGATGCTCGATAGTTTATGGAGTCGCCAATTACCCGAAAGGTCGGCAATCCTCGCCGAAATGATGAGAACCGGGGAATATCCTGATGGCACAAGCTAATGGAGCAGAACATCCGGCGACTAAGTTCATTAATCAATGGCATAAAGACACTATTGCGCAGAATAAGGTTTTAAAAAGAGCAGATGGTCGAGCAACTACAGTAGCGGCTGTTGGAATACCTTATCAGGGCAGTATTTACCTTGTTCCAGGGTATTTAAGAGATGGAAAAGTGCTCAAGGAAGACGAGGTTTATAACTATTGGGTAACAAAACTGCCAAAGTTGATAAAAGAGGGACAAATTACAGGGATTGAAGACAACTATAAGGGGCCAATAGAAAAGCACCCGGCAAATGTTATAGCAGCAGAAAACCATATTTTTATGGAACAAGAAAAAATACCAGATACAGCATACAAATTTTTTGAGGAAGCCAATGAATGAAATAGCCACAGGCCCGGTTTCAGCGGTTCCTTTGGTCACAACTCATGTGGATCGTGTTCGTAGTACCGAGGTAGTGCAAGAAGCTACTGTAAAAGCGGTTGAAGAGGTAAAAGTAATTGATACCTACGATTTTCGAGGTGTTATCAGTACAGCAACCCGCGAGCATACGGTTAGCTGGTTAGTGTGAGGTGATTTATGGCTAGAGGTGTAAAGCATTATAGACGCGACGGCACTTTACATAAGGGCGGTTCTCACAAAATGCCGAACGGCGAGTTGCATTCGGGCGCGAAACACACAGCAAAAAGTGTGAAATTATTTCATTTCAAAGATTTATCAAAAACAGCGCAAACAAAAGCGAGGAAACGATAATGCCAGGCAAGAAGAATAAACCAAAGCCCTATTAATGGAAGTCGATGTAAAACTGCTGAAATGGCAAGAGAAGGTTTGGAACGATAAAACACGTTTTAAATGTGTTGCTGCTGGTAGGCGTACAGGCAAAAGTCGATTAGCGGCTTATATGCTGTTAGTTAAGGCTTTGGCGTCGAAAAAAGGCAATATATTCTACGTGGCGCCAACACAAGGCCAAGCGCGGGATATTATGTGGAACTTGTTGTTAGAGCTGGGTAACAGCGTCATTGCTAGCAGTCATGTAAATAATATGCAGATTAAGCTAGCAAATGGGGCCACTATCAGCCTTAAAGGGGCTGATAGGCCCGATACGATGCGCGGCGTCCAGATCGCATTTTTGTGTATCGATGAGTACGCGGAGCAAAAGCCTGAAACCTGGGAGCTTGTACTTAGACCCGCGTTAACTGATTTGAAAGGCCATGCTTTGTTTATTGGTACACCTGTTGGTCGTAATCATTTTTACGATCTCTACAAATTTGCAAAGTTAGGTGATGATGAGGATTGGACAGCGTTCCATTTCACATCCTATGACAATGACTTGTTAGATAAGAAAGAGATCGATTCCGCCAAAAAAAGTATGTCCAGCTATGCGTTTCGTCAAGAGTATATGGCCTCGTTTGAAGCGCGAGGCAGCGAGATGTTTAAGGAAGATTGGATTGAATTCGAGTCAGAAGAGCCAGAGGAAGGCGATTACTACATTAGCGTTGACTTGGCTGGCTACGAAGAAGAAGGAAAAAGTAAAAGAAAACAAAAACGATTAGACAACACGGCGATTTCAGTGGTGAAAGTGAATAAAGACGGATGGTGGGTGAAACAAATTATTTATGGTCGCTGGGATATAAAAGAAACCGCTAAAAAAATATTTGAGGCGGTTAAATTTAATCAACCGCTAGCTGTCGGTATTGAACAAGGCCCGTTGCGT